GGCGATGTTATTGTTGTTGAACATCTCGTTAAATTCGATGTTCGTGGCGTTTTCGGGCGTGGCGGTTGTAGCGAACCCGATTAAAAATCTTACCCAGTTCTCTATCCTTGTCGCGTTGGTCGTCCCGGCGTGATGCCGGATTTCGATGGTGTTGTATTTCCGGTAGCTCTGCAAGTTCAACTTGCTGTATCGGCTGTGCTGTAATTGACGCATTTCGTCAATTGTGAGGCAGTTATCAATGAGATGGGTTCTCATCGTTTCTGAAATCGGGAGGCAGTATCGGTTCTTGGAACCGCGCCGTGCGCGAGGCTGTATAGCGTCCAGGTTCGCTTCATTCGCCATGTAGCGCTTTACGAAGTTCCGAACCCTCCCAAGCCCTAGGAAGTCCGCCCCCAGGTGGACGTGCAGTCCGCAATGCTTGTTTGCTTTACACCCTATACGGGTTAGAGTCTCGCAAACCTTCCGAAGCTCGGCGATGCCCTTCTCCCCGCTAAGGATGGGGCTTACGATCTCGTACCCGCACGAGCCATCCGTAATTACCTTCCAGTGTTCTTTAGTGATGTAGTTATAGTTTTCGACCGCAGCCGATATCCCTGCGGCTTGTAGGGCTTGTGCGATCGCCTCCTGGCTTATTAGCCGGGTTACTTCGATTTCAACCCCGAAGGTGATTTCGGGCATGGCGGTATGGGTTTGTTGTGCTTGGGCTTGTGCTTGCGGTTGCGTGCCTGATTCTTCTGCTCGGATTTGGCTATAAATCCGGTCGTATTCGGCTTGGAGGATTGTTCCCTTCTGGTTGAGTTTTATCGTGGTCAACCCTTCGAGGCGTAGGGTTTTTAAGGCTTGTTGAAGTTCTCTATAGTTCATGGTCGTTTTAGCTCTTTGTTTTCTACTTTCCTAACTATAACTGATACCCTAGGAAATGTCAAGGGTTTTTAAAACTTTTTTTTGGGGACAAGTTATGGACATTTTGGGAAGTGGGCCATTTTGGGAAGTGGGCCATTTTGGGATAGGTGATTAAATGATATAATGGTATGATTACGATGCACAAAAGAGCAGGAGATTAATGGACAGATTCAAGGTTGATGTTTTATCGAAAACAGCTAATCCCCAACAGATGATTTACCTGGCATTGCACCAATGTTATAGCGAGAATTATGTGTTTGGGGGGATTTTATCAATCCCCCCAGAAAAAGAGTGTGGCGAGATAGCAGTCAAAAGATTGTTAGCAGGTGATAGAGGGCATTGGAGTTGTGCCGAAACTGCCTATATTGTCTTTAATGTTGGCTACTTTCCCCATAGCGTCATGCAGCAAGCAACCCGACATAGGCATATTTCTTTTAGCGTTGAGTCGATGCGTTACTCAGGCCAAAGAATCATTGATGTTGTTGATGGTAAACGTGATTTAGAAGATGTTTTTTATTTAAGACCTGTTGGTGAATATGTTGACCGCCAAGGGAAAAAATATTATTATTCACCTGAATTAAGAGAAATCCATTTACAACACTGTGTAGATGCTTGTGGTTTGTATAAACAAAACATTGAGTCTGGGATGAGTGAAGAACACGCCAGGGGTTTAATCCCGTTCGATTTCAGACAGCATTTTGTTATGTCTTGTAACCTGCGTTCACTGTTACATTTTCTCGATTTAAGATTCAAAAAAGATGCCCAGTTAGAGATTCAAAAACTCTCTGAAATGATGTGGGCCCATACTCAAGAATGGGTTCCTGAGATTTCAGCTTGGTATGAAAAAAATAGATTAGGGAAAGCTCGGCTTGCTCCCTAATTTTGCTTTCTGGACAGGGAGTTAAATGCCTAGGTTTCGCGTGTTACAAGTATAAGTTGCAAGTTATGTATAAACAAGTTTCTTATGTTCTTGCCACCCCTCCTGTAGAGTTTGGAGAGGGAGTAGAGGAGGGGATTGGATGTCCTTCATACTATTGTAAGATTTCTCCTACTCGGTACAACCCAGAAGCGGATCGTGAGGAAACGACACTGCACGTTTTCCAAGAAGGAAAACCTCCGCGCTATTACTTGGTTTTCAAGGAGATTAACGATTCCCAGTGGTTATGGGGAAACGTTGAGATTATCCCTCGAAAAATACCAGAGAGGGTTGCAAAAGTTAAAGAAAAGAGAACAGCTAAAAGCAAAAAGAACTGAAAATTAACCTGCCGTTCCCTAACTAGGATGGCGGGTTTAATCTTTTCCTATAAAATCCGCAGTAATTGCTTGGCTAATTCCATCGGGGAGGATGCTTTGATAGTGTGGGTTTTGCCCTTTAAGACAATCTCAATTCGCTCTTGCTTCTCGCCAACCAACGAGTCAATCGCCTCGTCAACCGTCCCAAATTTCAGCCAGTGGCAGAAGACTGCATTTAATTGTCCGAGGCGATAACACCGATCCTCGGCTTGTTCACAGTCACCTGGAGTCCATGCCCGATCCACTAGGATTACGTTTGATGCCGCGGTCAGTGTCAAACCTACCCCACCGGATTTAATTGTCCCGACAAACACCCGACTTCTCCCGACTTGGAACCGATCTACCATATCCTGTCGGAGTAATGGATCTACTCCCCCAATAAGTAGCTCACCCCCAAGCGCCGCATTGATAGCCTTGGCACTCTCAATAAATTCGGTGAAAATCACCACCTGCTGCCCTTGTTCTAGCAGTTCTTGGGCGAGTGTGATGGCGCTGTCAGCCTTGTAACGACTCCCCACTCCTCGCAGTATATTCAGGGTAACAAGGGCCTCGGCAGAGGGGTCAACCTCCCCTGCATCGGCACGGTCTTTGTAGTTCTGTACTAAGGCTTTAATCTCGGCATGGTATTCAGATGCACGAGTTTTCTCTAATTCCGCTTGCTTAAAGATTCGGGTCTTTGGTGGCAGTTCAGGGAGGCATTCTTTTTTAGTCCGCCGCAGGATAACGTCATGGGTTTTCTGACTAAGTTCGTCCAAGAATGCGGCTCCGGTCACGTCCCAGACAGTCTTTCCGTAGGAGTTAATGACCTTCCGATGCCCGTTGCAGTATCGCTCCTGAAATTTATGTTTGTTCTGCACGAGGGGATGTTCAACCGCCATCAAAAGGGGCATCAGGTTAATTGGTCGTCCGTTTTTCATTGGCGTTCCGGTCAGAAGCCATGCGGCGATGCAATTCTCGGCAAGGCATAAATTCAAGAATTTTTTTGTCCGCTTTGATGTGGGATCTTGAAAGCTATGTGCCTCGTCAAAGATTACCACAAACCCCCCGCTTTCTAAGGGTGCAGGGATTTGACTAAAGTGATTAGAGAACAACTCTACCTCAACCTCTACCATTGTAGCTGCCCGTCGCCAACCCTCCATCAAAGATACAGGGCAAACCACAAACACAGGGCAGTTGTGCGTCCGTTGTAGGGCTTTTGCTGCCACTAGGGATTCTAAGGTTTTCCCTAGTCCCATATCGTCGGCTAGGATGCCTCCTTTATAAATCCCGCCCTCGCTGTGAGCCAGGAGCCACTCAACCCCTTTCTGTTGATAGTCTCGCAATATCCAACCATTTGAGAGAGGTTGGTCTATTTTTGCCTTCTCGACTAACCCCATAATTCGGGTTGCTTTTCCTAATGCTTCGGCATGGAGTTCCGCCTCGGCTTCGGCTTTCTTGATTTCAATTAAATGGATCATGGTCTGAATCTCGTCGTCATAGTAAAAGTCTGATTGGGGAAACACCTTAATTAAGTCCTCTAATACGCTGTGGGGATAACACCATCCTTTGTTATTCAACTCGTTAAATTTATAGCCTCGGACGGTTTTAGCTTTCTGTTGGAATGCTCCCGTCCCGTCAAAGGGATGGAAAACACAGAGCCGATGTCCGATAACCTCAATCCGTTTTGGTGGCTTTTCCTCTTGTGAGGGTTCGGGTGTAGCTTGATATTGGTGGGCGATCGCTTCCCACTCCGGTAGAACTAACCCGCTATTCTCTAACTGCCGGACATACTTTTGCAGCATCTTGAGTGTGGCTTTTGCCATATTTCCCGATAGATGCTTACCACTCCGCACTCGTTCCGCAATCCATTTCCCAAACTGGGAATCGCAGGTATTAAAACCGCACCCATCATGTTCCCTGGCTCCGTCGCATCGGTCAGCCAAAAAACAAACGGCTCGTTCCAGTCTGCGGTCAATCTTCCGTTCCCTGGCATCGGCGATCGCTTTTGTTAATATTTGCTCTAACGGCAGGAGTTCAGGCAGTTCCCGATCTTCGTGAACCATCCAGTCCCGAACCGCCTCCATTGTCCAGGGAAAGGTTTGTGGCACGGATTCAACTCTTGCGAGTGGATCAATTCCATTGTCGAGAAGTTTACACAATTCGTAAGTTTTCCTATGGAAAACTTCAGGGAGCCTAATGACCTTTGTTGGGAGGTTGTTCCACTTCCCTTTGAAATAAAACTCTAGTTGCCTTGGTGTTGGATTTGCCATTGTTTTTGATATAAAAAAGATAGGACTCGCTGTTGCTGGTTTTGCGACTTCCTATCTTTAAACATAACTCACTTTCTTGGATTCGTCAAGCCATAATTGCTGTGTTACACGGTAATCTGGCTTAACTTTTGGACATTGAAAGGAAAGAAAGATTAGATTTAGCTTTTACCCGATGATCTTCTATGGCATCCGAGAGTGTTTTGCCAACCCCAATAATTTTCTGGGAGTGGTAATAAAAACACCCGCTTGTTTCGTATTCAACAATATGCTCATTCGGATCGTCGTAGCCAAACTTCGCAATATACAAGATCGTTATGGATTCCCATGCTGATTCCGTTAAGTTTGCGGCGTGAATCTCCACTTCTTCGTGGAAATGGGGAAACAGTTTCTTGATTTGTTCTTTGAATGATTTGAAAGTTAATAATTCCATTTGTTCCTTTGTGTTGATTAGACTAAAATAAACTTAATTGACCTTCGTAAACTACTGCTTTGGATTTGCGAGTGCTTCCTGACTCACCTCGACTGGTTACATGATTTCGCCAATGGGGATAGTATTTAGCGGGCTCACCCAACTTGAGAAACTTCTCAATTAGTTTCAGTTCCTCAAGCCAGATTTCGTAAGGACTGCATTCTCTGATTCCGAAGGGGTAGCGGTCGTTTACCCACTTCCGTGCGTCTTTAGGGTTGATTTCTTCCCCTAAGCAAGCGCATTGTGCTTCATATTCAAGGAGGGCGTTTGATATTCGATTAATCGCATGATCACGCCATGATAGTGATTTCTGCATTTTAACCGCCCCCATCTGAGCTAGGATAATTCAACCAATACCAGAAAGCAATGATCTGGTAATCACAGGGGCGAGTGCGACTGATAATGTTACGCCATAGCCGGAAATTAACGGTGTAGTCGCGGAAGCCATTGCTCCGCCAATTAATCCAGTCTAAACAATTCATGTGTCCTTGCTTTTTACTCCTTGTTTCCTGCTTTAACTATAACTCAAACACCAGGGAAAACTCAACCCCTATAAACAAAAAAGTGTCCCAAGATTTCTCCTGGGACAATAAATCGAAAAACAAAGAGTTAAGGAGCCAAGGACTGAACTAAACTGCGTGTGGTGCGAGAGCAGTTCTAGCCTAAGCCATATTCACTATAACACATAATCCCCAAAAGACCCCCCTACCCTCCCGACAAAGGTTAGCGTGTTACACGGTATTCGTTAGGGCAACACCTAAATGTATCAATAACATCTTTCTCTTAGCGATCCACAGGATAAGATAGGGGTAAATTCACTATCTATTGAAAGGGATAAACTATGCAAGCAAAGCAAGAACCCGGAGCATTGTCTTTAGAACAGCAATTTCAGTTAGCCTCAATCAAAGCCGAAGTCGATATGAAAATCCAATTCGCAATAGATTCAGGGAGAATACGGGAAGGGTTTGATGAGATGCGAGATTTTATCCTGCAAGTAACCCAAAATGATATGATACGGACAAATTTATTAAGAGCAATGAAGCCGCATTGCTTTTAATGCTGATGGTTGAATAGACCACCCTCCTGATTTGGATTCTATCTGTTTATCTCGTCAACCCTCCTCTAATACTCCAAACAATCCCTGTTTTAATTCTTCATCAGTAAGATAGGGGCGTGGGGTGTGTTTGAAGTTTTGTATTGCCCAGGGCGATCGCCGAGATCCAGATCCTCCGCCTCTCTCAATCGGTCAAAAATCAAGTAAAATGTTAAAATAATAGTGGTGGGTGAACGTCTGCTTCATGCTGTGTGTCTGGGTAATCCCTGACCTAGCCCACCATTGTCTCGTTCAAATTATTAGTTTACAATGAATAAGTCGAGTGATATATACCTAGAGCAAGAGGAACTTGATTCTAGGATTCAAAAACTAGCAAGTTTTATCGGTTCCAACCCGGCACTGAATCGCGTCTCAAATGGGGAAAGACAGAGGCAACTTTGCCAATTAAGTGCGATGAAAAAATATAAAGAAGTTTTGCGGGAAAGAATAAAAATAATTGGAATCACAGAAAACTCCCATGTCCTTTAGGTTTTGTGATATTATTAACTTAATTACTAAGCTGAAGGTGGATCAATGAATAAATGTGAATTAGTGGATGCCGTGGCAGAACGCGCTGGCGTATCTAAAAAACAAGCTGGCACTGTGTTGACAGCGGCTTTAGATACGATTATGGAAGCGGTTTCTAATCAAGATAAGGTAACATTGGTTGGTTTTGGTTCTTTTCAGTCACGGGAACGAAAGGAAAGAGAAGGAAGAAACCCAAAAACAGGTGAAACAATGATTATCCCTGCGGTTACTGTCCCCGTGTTTTCGGCAGGGAAAAACTTCAAGGAGGTAGTGGGGAATGGAAAATAGAGGACAATATCAAAAAAAATCCCCCTTTAAATATTGAACAACTAGAAAGATTAGTTGTTGAGCTTAAAGGGTGGGGTGTAAACGATGACGAAAAGGAAGGTATCCTTAATAAAATAGTGAGAATGTGTAGTAAAGAAATCTACCGATTGACGGGTGTGGCAATCAGAAAAGCTAGGGGAGAAGACAATGGCAATTGCAACGACTGTAAAGATAGAACTTCACAAAGATTCAGATATGCCGAGCTATGCTTACAAGAAGATCCAGAAATTGTTAACAATAATGGACTTAGATGATATTTCCTTGACTGAAAAATTGGAGATCATGTCAAAGATTGTGGCGATAGTTGATAGAGAAGGTTGGACAATTGATGGAATAACTTTAGGTAAGCTCACAACAGGAGACTAAATGGCGATCGCAACAAACCTAAACCAAAGAATAGAAGGGCAAAAACTTCTATTCACGGCTGCCACTGATACTATGATTATCGGGGGAATGGTTAGCAATCTTTCTGTAACGGATGCCTACTTTAGCTTAAAACCTTTTATGGT